TGGGACCCCTAGGGGGAACCTACGGAAAACCGTAGGCGATGCCTGCACTCTGAAGGTATCATCAGTGTGATACCGTGCACGGCGAGACTCTACATGGACAAGTCTCACCTTCCGAAGAACCCCGGGATAAAGGGTTCAAAGGCACCTCATCGATCAAAGACCGACGGCATGTCTTCCGACATGACTGACCATTTTAGCCGTTAGCTGGATGGACAACCCGTTCACCGCACAAGCGTTTAGTGACTTCAGATAGTTTAGAGCAATACTACCAACTCAGACATTCGAACACGGTTCGAACGTAGTTTAACGTCTTCGGACTAAACGGTGTGATGAATCACACCCGTGCTAGACATTCAGCAATTAAATCACCATCTAATTTACCGACATGTTCATACCTGAATGTTTTCTTGTGTCTAGTCACGGCCACCAAGCAATACTTAAAAGCCTTAAATAGATCGCATTTGGTGGTCTTCAGCCTTACTAATGTGACATGATCCTCACTTACCCCTTGAGATTCGTGGGTGGTTTTTATACGATGCTCAATAAAATCATTTGACATGTTCAATTCTCGAGCCCTCGTACGTAAGGCTGTTTTATCAGCTTGAGTCATGGTGATGTAAAATCGATCCTCAGTTAAATCAACCATCGTAACACTAGCAACCGCTTTAGAGGACACGGATCTCTGAACCTTAGATTGGGAGACCCATGATGCATATTTAGAATGTGTCCCCTTTTTCAATGCTTTAGACGCCATACATTTTACTACCTTAATAACGTCTTGCGGACTGCGGAAAGTTGTGTCAGCTGTGTCTGTCTCATCAGGTATTATCGTTGAATGACGCATATCAAAGGATGCATCACGAGAACAGAACGCTATTTGTTCGGAATCACCGAAACAAATGGCCCTCACTGCTTTTAACTTCGACATAACAGCACATAATTGCCCAAAGTGTAATAATACGACCTCATCAACGAGAACACGTTGGACTTCATTCGTATCATTCATCAGAATGGAATCGGCAGTTCGCACGAAGGTTGTTGCTTCCTTCGAGTCAGTGCAATTAAACAAAGCTTGTCTAACATCCAACGCTGATTTTTTATTAGCAGTGACAATCACATCAGTCGCGGGATTAAACATTTTCTTTATAGCAGTGGTTTTCCCACACCCGGCAACACCATCAACTAAACTTATAGTACCAGTGGGGGCTAGGTATTGGAGCGTGGTATCAGCTAGACATTTGCTATTCGAAATTACGCAATCAGCGTTGACAATATAGAGTTCACCATCGGCTTTGGGTCCTATACCATGTTCATTAAAACCAACTGAATATGATATTCCTTCTGGAACTCTATACAACCACCTACCAGTAGGAAAGTGGACATTCACAAGAGGGTCAACGATGTGGTAAGTCTCGAATACGAACTTTACATTACTTTCAAGTCGATTATTTTTCTTATCACCGCCGGCCATACACCACATTCTGTCCAAATTTGAGACAGCGTTATCGTGTAATTGTGCTTCATAGGCCGAGTATTCAAGCATGGAACTTGCCCTCTGAGCCAACCTCGTGATGGGAGAACGAGTTTGAGTGGATAAAGTTTCTAGTTCCGGGCTGGAGGGCTCTGATTTTTGATTCGTATCAGCTTCTCTCGGGGTGTCATCTGACGATTCTGCAGTGTCGTCAGGTATTTCATCGACGGGAATTTGAGATGCAGCTTCAGCTTTCTGTTTTCTATCTTCGGCTAGACGTTTACCGTCCTCGACAGCCATTTCGGCTGTAAATGCAGCGGAAGAAATAACATCCCATTCAGCATCTAAGTCAACTTGACAAACTTCATTAAAAGTGACAAATGTTGATAGTTTGACAAGGAATTCCTTTTCGTCGCGTGGTCTTAGGGTAGGGAACAGAGTTTTGACGCAAGCGGAGAGGAACACTCGCATGGGGCGCGTTAATGAAGCAAAAAATTTCCTGATAAACGTGCTGTTCCACATATCATACATCCTACCCAACTGCTCATACTTCATGCGAGTATGTAGCAAGATCGCTAAACCAATATAATGGTAGTCACTTGTATCAATGCGCTCACCGGCCTGCATAGCCATACCGTTGATGACTATGGTACTTGATTTGGATGACAAGACACCCAGAATTACCTTGAATTGTTCGAGCCAGTTTTTCTTATCACTGTAGCAGCGCATGGCGATCTCTTCCGTCTCACGGAGAGTGGAAATTAAAATTCGAACAGTTTTCCACTCAACCAAATCCTGTGAGACAGGTATTTTCAGACCAACATAATCTTTCAAGGATGTGAACCAAATGCAATGACGTATCAGTTCGGGCGGACAAGTCCCAGGTACTGCTATAATCTTGTACGTCATTATACCATGTTGGATAAGACAACGTTCAAGACCATAGGTCATACCTTTATACGAGTAAGTCTGATCAGTTAGAAAAGACTTCACATTCTCCCACTTGTGAACATAGGAGAGAGTGGACTCGTCAACAAAGTCAAATGCTATCAGTGTGTGATCTTTGATTGTGGTCGTGAGATTATCACTGATTCTCGATAACAGAGGAGTCTGATCTTCAGATTCGTAAGTTCGGGGTTTTATTTTCTTCCATTTACACTTCAGATCAGCAAGGTATCCCTCAGTATCGAATAGCATAGCACCATCGAACATCATTGTTCCCTTCAAAAATGTGGTTCCGTGAGCATGCATAGCTCTACATAATCCTTTGAAGCCCATATCATAACCTCCATGAATAGATATAACAAAGTGGGCTTGAACTTTGCAATCTTCGGCCGGTAATGTGCAGAAATCCGGCACTCGTGATTCGAATGTATCAGGATCATTCACTATCACTTTGCGCATCGTCATTAGTCGTTCGGTGTGACGCATCTTATCACGAATACCGAGACAAGGAGAGCAGCAATGTACGTTATGTCCGCGGAGGTAGTGTGTGACCCAACTACCACCGAAGTCTAAGACCAGGTCCTGCCGCAGACCAGTTCGGGGAAAGGAGTCTAGACAATCGAGTAGCTCACACAGGCGGAGGGCACCAGCAAGCCCATGAGGAGCTTGTTCTTGCTGGGTGAGGTGGAGATCGTACTTCCCACCATACCGATCCCGAATGATTTCGGAATCCTTTACATCCAAAGCATTACGGATGTAGACCTTAAGGCCTCTACGTTGATGTTGTACTTGCTCCTCTAGCTGTTCGTGTGCTAGTTTATCAACGAGGGCAGATGCGAGCAGTCCTTTGTCGCCGTGGGAGGCGACTAGCTTGTGAATATTAAAAGCGGACGCTGCCATAGGAATTAGAAACAGAGTAGTTAAGATAGAAAACTGACAAAGGGTTGCTAACAGGGGAGGCAGGGGTTGAACCGTACGCTCTTGATAGACAAAC